CTTAGTAACTTAGGGCGTCTGTGCCGATTATACCTTGTGATAAGGAATCAAGGATAAAACCGTCAATCAAACTTTCTCCGGTGTAAATGGTAGTTGTAAATTTTCTATTGTCCACGTCATGAGCCAATCCCTGCACAAGCAAGGTTTGGGTGATGCTGGTTGACCCCGGCATTGCCTTGGTGACTTCCACGCAATCCATTAACTCCACGGCTAAGCCTGCGGTGCAGCGCGTTATATCGTCACCGTCTTCCAGATTTAGTTGGATTGAGTCAATGCGGGTTTCGGTTTCTCTCCTAGTGGATAGCAGCATTTGTGCCATGTCTAGGCTCTCGGTATCGGTTTGCACCAATACGCCATCACGCACGCCGGAATGAATGAAATACTTATCAATGGAGTTCTGGTCAAATACGTTCTGTGCAGAACCGCCGGCGCGGGTAACGGTTACGTCATTTACCACAAGGCTATCGTCTAAGGCCACCACAGCCCCTTGGAAGGCTATATTGGAGCCGGTGTCACTAAATGTGTATACCGGACTGGCAAGGCTTGTAGTAACCGCTGTACGGCTTAAAAACGTGACTCTACCTTCAGCATCCAAAAACAGTTCGCCAAACTCAGACTTTTTAACCAGTTCTAACGCATCCAAGGCTTTACGTGCCGTTCCCGGGTCTGCCTGTAGTGTGCTATCGCCAGTGTCAATATCACGTAGGCTGCTTGGGTAATCCAGTTCATTTAGTATGGCATTAACGCGAGTGCCTGAAGCCTGCACCCCTGAAGATGCCACGGTGGTAATTTGGGCAGTGCTAAATAAGCGTAATGCATCTACGCATCTAAATGTAACCCGGCTCACTTCGTCTGTACCTATTCTAAATCCGGTGTCATATTTAGTAATAAAGCCGGTAAATAGAACATACTCTGTACCGTTGTAATCAGCACTAACTTGTATCTTGCGTAATGGCACTAAATCGCCATAGTAAGGGCTAGATACGTTACTTGGGTTAAAATCACCGTTAAGGTCATAGATAGTCACGGCTGCAGTGCCGGCTTCAAACTCATTGAGTATTCGTTGACGTCCACGCCGTATATTGACGCTAACCAATAGGCCGGTTATGTCAACGGCTGCATTGGCATTTAATGCAAGTTGGTTGGTATCTAAAATGCCGTTTGTAACTGAATCTAAAATAAATGGGTCACCAACAAAAGCAACACCATTGGAAAAATCAATGCTGGCTTTAATTATTGGTGCTGCAGGCATTAAATCGCCACCTGATTAAATGTCAACTTGCCACCGCTGCGTTGGTATTGATATTGCTCATTGATAATCGTTTGTGCCAAATCGTATTCGCTAATCACGTTACCAGATACGTTCACAGTAATTGGCGGTAATGCGGCGACCGCTGCCATTGCTTCAAACTCTAATTCTGTAGCAAGGCTAGCGGCTGCTAGGGCTTCGGCTTCATAGGCTGCGACTACGCTTTCTGCAAGTACCTTGGCTGCATCTTGTGCCGCTTGTGCGCCTTCAAGGAAAGCATCTGCCGCCGCTTTTTCGGCTGCACTTGTTGCCGCTGCTTGTGCTGCTATGGCTTCGGCTATTGCAACTGCGGCCTGTTCAGCGGCAATTTGTGCCATGGTTTCCGTTTGCCGTGCTGCTTCGCCAAACGCAATAACGCGTTCTTCTTTTGCAGTTACTACGCCTGCTTGCCGTGCTGCTTGTACGTTTCTACTCTCGGTGACCATTTGGTTTGTGGCCACAGATAAATTCTGCAACTTGGCAAACAGCGCAGCAATCATATCGCCGGCTTCTTTGAAATAAGTATCCCACTCTGAGAATGGGTCACCGGCTTTCATTGTAATTAGGGTGTTCGCTAATTTCTCAGTATCGCTCTGTAACTTCTTTAACTTCTCAGTTAGTCGCTCTGCTTCAGAACCGTTTTCGGCAATGATTGCCTGCATAAGCAATAGGCGTGTGCGTTCTTCTTCAGTTAACTTGCCTTGTAAAGCGGCTGCAATCTGTATCTGCTCCATGTCAAACATGGCCTTGGCTTTCGCCAGTTTCTCGGCATCTTTTTTATCTTTATCGGCAAGTTTGTTTTGTTTTTGTCTTTCTCTTACAATGCTTTTTTCCGCTCTAATCAAAGCGTTGCGCTGGCGCAGTGTGGCGCGGTTTGACTCCTCGGCTTTCCTGCGTTCTTCGGCTCGGCGTCTAGCATCTGCCGCATCCATTGTTGGCACCAATTCGCCAGTTACTACAAAACCAATGCCGCGGGTTAAAGCATCAAATACGTCTAAGACCGCTTGCGTTGCAGGGTTATTGTAAATGTTTTGCATTATTTCTACTACATCTTCACCAAAATTGGTTACTGCACCGGCAACCGTTCCAAGCGACTCGCCAAACTGAATAATGTTATTTTGTAAATCTTCAATTGACTTGCCGGATGCTTCTAAATTATTAACAAACCCTGCGCCAAATGCTTCTTTGGCTTGGTCTGCGGCATTTCTCAATCTTTGTAATTTGCCTGCAAATGTATCGGCTGCGTCTGCGCTTGCACCGGTAAATCTATCTTGTAACTCAGCAACTACTTCTTCAAATTGCTTGCCTTTTAGTTCGGCTGTTGTATAACCAATACGTAGCCGCGCCAAGGCTGTTGTTTCACCTTTGTAGGCTCTTTGTAGCGCAGTAGCGATAGTAGTTAGGCTTTTACCAGTTCCAGCCGCTACGTCTAATGATAAGTTTAATAAGTTTTGAGCAGTGGTCACGTCTTGCGTTACTAATGACAATGAACTAAATGCGCGAGTTAATTCATCACCGGTTCTACCGCTTAGCAATTCCAGTTTGTCAATATACTCATCAAGCAGTGGAGCAGCAAAACCTAGATTGATGGCTTCAAGCGTGGCGCGTAACTGTTGCGCTTCCTTCTCGGCTTCCATAAAAGCACGTACAGAATCTTTACCAAACTTAACAACAGCACCAACAGAAAACACCGCAGCAAACTTGCGCCCTAATTTGGTAAACGCTTGGTCTGCCTTCTTGGTTGCTCTATCGTCAAACTGAGTAAGGATTGGAAAAATTAGTGCCATTATTTAGCCTTTACTTCTTTTTGCAATGTTTTAATTGTGTCATCTATTGAGCGCAGTATTTCGTGAGTAACGGACGCCTTACGTGCAGCAACAGCACTGCCCATGAGTCTGCCTTTAGTCTTTTGTGTTTTGCCTGTTTGTTCTAGTTCTCCAAATGTTCCAGTTATGGTATTGATGAAATATGCGCCGGCATCCCTGTTATTGCTCTGGCTGTTTTCATCTCCATATGGATTAAGTCTGCCAGCCGTTTCAACGATTGCGCCAGCGGCTGATTTATTCAGCATAGAGTAAAGCGCGCTAAATCCGTTGTTTGTTTTCTTTTGTTTTCCTACGCTGTAAGTTAAACCACGGCGCACAAGCGCACCATCATACATTGGGAATGGGCGGGAACGTGTGGTTCTGCTCTTGCGAACAACGCCAGTATCAGTAAAGTTGCGTAAGCCGAATATCTGGTCAGGCACTTCAGAACGTGCCAAATTTTGTATTTCTTTTAAACCAACGGTAATGCGCTTATTCATCTGCTTGTAAAGTTCGGGGTCAACTTTACGTAAAACACGCCTAGCCTCTATAACGCCTTTTACTGCGGTTGGCATGTTTTTGGTCTTCCGCTTTCTTCTTCAATACCTTGTAAATAGCGCTAAGCATAGTGCTATCCATATTAATAAACTCGCTTGGCGCAATTCCTAGGTGAACCGATAATTCCGCTATTCGGTACGTCCAAGAATCACGCGTTAGCCATTTGGGGAATCGTCACCGCTTACTTCTACGCTTTTGAGCGTTTCAAGAAACTTATCACCAAACGGCGAAACGTTGGGAGCACCCGCACGGCGCAAGCACTCCCACGCAAGCCAATAAATGTCTGTTTGCTTTTGGTCTTCCCTGAAGGCTTTATAAAAACCTTTCTTGGCGTATTGCTCAAAAGCATATTCTACGGCTGGAGTAATCTCATGGATTGACTCTGTACCATCTGCCCTAACAACTTTTAGACTTGCTGCCATTTCGTGCCCTTTTTCTTCCTACTAGAACGTGCCGGTGTCCGCTACGGTAACAGCACCGTTGATTGTAAACGTTACATCCTGAGTGCTTAGGTCACCGGGTGTGCCGTTAATCGGGGTTAGATTGTTGACAAGAATATCAAATGAATACAACTTGTTATCATCTGCTACAGCCGCTGCCTTATCTTGAAGTAACTTAACTGCAAGGTTTGTTCCCCATCCGGTTAGAAGTGTATCCAAAATATCATTTGTAGCAGGGTCGTTAATAAATGAAACTGTAAAAGTGCCGGATTGTAGACCCTTCACATATTTATGTGCTGAATCTCCCATTGCGGTTACTTCAAGTTCATCAAATGTGTAATTTAGTGTGGCTGAAGTTATTAAATCGCTGAAATCAACGCTGTTAATTTTCACGCCAAGACTAGTGTTCAGTGTTATCGCCATTTGGCTGCTCCTTATCTTTCTTTACTGGTTTGGTTGTTGCCGCTGGCTCAGCCTTTGGCTTTGGCGCAATCTGACCGATTTTTATCAGAAAACGCTCACGTTCTTTCTCTGTGTCGGTCATGCTAACTCCAATCTGATAGAACGCTAATTGTAACTTCTCCAGTTAACATTTCGCCAGCCGTGCCCGATAAAACAGCCGGTGCAGAAAATGTGCCCAGAGAATACTGAATTGTGGATGCATCAAGTTTCTGCACCAACTTCAAATAAAAATCTTCTATGTTAATAAGGTTGCCTTGGTTATCAAACATTGGAGCGATAACAACCAATTTGAAATGCACACGCGGCTTAACCGTGGAGTAATGGTCATTAGAAGGCTCAATGTATGGGTCACCCGGCTGCACAATAATGCTGTTAGCAAGCGGCGTGGCAGGCGGGAAGGAAAACACCTGCCACACTGCATTATCTACCAGCGCGGTTGCGATTGTTCCCCGCAGGGTGGAAATAGCACTCACCCTACTTGACCGCCCGGCGCTATGTAGTCCGCAAGTAGCCCACGCACGCGAGCCATAAGTGTGTTACCCATTCGGTACGGTGAAGGTTGAAAATCTGGCGAAATACCGCCAGCGTTGGACGCTTGGCGCGCTTGCCATATGTCAACGGCAATCATAAGGGTTGCTTGATTAACTTCCGGCAATGTAGCGTAATCAACCGCCTGCGTGCCATAAACGCGACCCCATGGCGCAATAATGTGATAAGCCCGGGTAGTAATTTGGGCGTCAATAAATTCCAAATATTTATCTGTAACGGCTGTAAGTGTTTGGCTGCCATTAAAATGTTGGCGCACATTTTCTACAGTTACAACGTCACCAACAACAAACTGATTAGCATTTTCATAAACGTAAATGCGCCCAGTTGTTCCGGTTGCTTCTAAAGCAAATACTGATTGTTCGTTAAACCACAATTTTGATTTAACTATATTTTCTGCTGCTTGGCATACTTCCTCAACAACGGCAGACGAATACAACGCACCTATTCCAAGTGCGCCGCGTAGTTCTGCTTCGGTTACGTACGTTGCTGGCATGCTTTCCTTTCTATGTTAGACCCGGCGCTTAGGGCACAAGCGCCGGGCTAACTTTACTGACTTTAGTTAGTCAAATCAGGACTTGTTGAACCAGTTTGCACCGGCTCCAACTTTGGTAGCAAGTGCACCAAAGCCGTAGTAAAGCAAGTCAATTGTTCCATCTGAGTTCACGTTGGTTCTTAACTGGAAGCGTGGTGACTCATACCATGTGTATGACTCTGGATTTACAACAACCATTGAGTAATCGGCTGTGTTATCTCCACCGGCTCCGGCAACAAAGCGAGAAACGCGAAGGTCAAGGCCTGCAACAGTTCCGCGTACGCTGTCAGGGCTTAGCGCGCCGCCAGCGTTCTGTGGTTGCGCTGCAATGTAGATTGGGCGTCCGCCATCATTGTAGGACATGATATTTGCCCATTGCTCTGGAGTTACAACGATATTGCGAGCGAAGCCAAGAGAAGCAGAATATACCGCTGCGGCAGCGCTTGAAATATACTTTAGCAATCCATCTGCGGTATTTGCTTGTCCAGTTGCGTTGAGTGTTCCATTGTTTGCAACTTCGCCGGTAACGTATGTATCAGTTTCCTTAGCATAAGCAAATTCCATCTGGCGTACAAGTTCATCAAAGAACGCAGGGCTTGAACGGTCAATAAGTTCAACAGTAGTGATAGCGCGACCCTTGAATGGCTTGACGCTAACAGAAATATAGGATGCAGTTAGTTGAGAATCTGCAATTGCTT